GCTAATAAAAAGTAATAATAAAAGATCGCTATAAAAATTGCTGAATCCCATGTCCAATCTGTATTGTCAAACCAACTAAAGTCGGTGTTATCTGTGTATTCAAAGTCTGACATAATTATTCACCTACATTTAATTGATCTAATATAGATAATTTTGTCTTAGAATGAAATTGAGTAAGAGGTATTCCATCTCTCACCTTACCCTTCACATCTTCTAAATATTTTTGTAAAAAAGTAATCTCTTTTGTGGAAAATTGTATATCACAATTCCAATCTTCCGCTTTCCATCTCTCCTTCACCTTTTCTGTCAATAACAATAACCTTCTTTCTTCTTCCAACTTACACTTATTCACATCCACCGCATTTAACAAGTACAAAAGAGAGGATATATCATTTCTGTCAAACTGTGGGCTGTCTGTATCATCTACTAATTTGCCATCCTTCTCCCTCTGTTCATAAATAACCTCTCCCTGTTTATTCTTTAAATGAGAGCTTGTGAAATTCAAACTCACTAATGCCAATTTATTTTCCTCTGTCATCTTTTCTCCTATGGTTAAGGATTCTAAAAACTATCTTATTGGTTCTGCTACTTGTGGTCTTTTCAGTAGCACCTTCTTAACTTCTTCATCCATATCTAGCAACTCTGCTTCTAAACTGGCTTTCTCCTTTACCTTCTGTGTTATTAATTGGCTACACACTGCTATCCTATTTTTCAAATCTCCTTTAGAGGTAACGCTCACCTGTGTAACTAACTCTCCTACCTGAACCTGTACCTCATCCTCATTATCAACTACATTGTCTTCTGTAACTCTCGTATATGTCCTTGCCATTTCCTTCCTCCTTTAATTATCTTTGCACTTAGCCTCTAATTCTTTTATCCTATTAGAAAGTTCTTGAGTAGCTCTTATCAAAGGTAATACAAACACCTCATAGCTTACTGCTTCTCTACCATCAGGCATCTTATCCCATCCAGCAAAAGTATCAACCCCAGCCATATCCAGAGCCTCCTTCACTTCCTGTGCTATAAAACCATGTATCACTTTATCAGGAGCTTTAGTATCTGTTGAATTGTAACTTGTCCACTCCATTGGAAACTCAGAAGGAGCTTTGTGTTGATAAGTAACTGTTCTTAAATTATTAATAAAATCCAATCCTAATGTATCGTCCATTATATTCCTCTTCTGTCTCCTATCAGAAGAATGTGTCCAAGTAGAAGCTGAATTATAATCAGCGTATATGTGAGAAGTACCATTACCAATATGAACTCTGGTATCAGCAGTCCCAGAATAAGAAACTCCAATAACAATTTGACTAGCAGCTCCACTGGCACTAACATTAGATGCCTTTCCAAGACAAATATTATTACTGCCTGTTGTTAATGTTATGGCTGCTGCATCACCAATAATTGTATTATTTATTCCAGTCGTCAAAAATGATACTCCATTATACCCGACCGCTACATTGTTTGCTCCTGTAGTCAATGCGTCACCATTTAATGACCCTATTAATACATTCTTGCTTCCAGTCGTAACATTAAGCCCCACGCTGAATCCTAAGAATGTGTTATTGTCATACGAGTTAGCAGAAATCCCTCGCCCAGCCCATGAACCAACTAGAGTATTAGATGCACCTGTAACATTATAAAATCCTGCACTCCATCCAACACATGTATTATGTTGTGGTATAGTTTGAGCATACCCTGTTCCATAACCCAATAACGTATTATAATTTCCAGTAGCCGTAAATCCTGCATAGGCTCCGATAGCAGTAAGATTTAATCCTGTAGTGATAACCTTGCCTGCACTAAATCCTACACATGTATGCGAATCACCAGTAGTTATTGACTTACCTGCATCAATACCTAGCCCTGTATTCCAGTTTCCACTTGCTGGAGTTATGCTACTTAATGTTCCAGATCCTATTCCTATATTGTTTGTCGTCGGTGTGGTAGCATCGCTTAACTCATCTATAGCACTAGCACCTCCTGATGCAGCTTGCCAAGAACAAGTACCGTCTCCATCTTCTCGTAAGAACTTAGTCCCCCCTGCTTCCCCTGTGGAAAGTATTGCACTCCCTTCATAAGCGGTACAATTAGTTAAATTACCACTTGTGGGAGTTCCTAGTAAAGGTGTTACCAATGTTGGAGAAGTTGAGAAAACAAGATTAGTTGATGTTGTTCCTGTAGCACCACTTGCCGTATATCCTGTTATGTTGTTGAATGCTGTTATACTTGCAGAGGAAGCTCCTGTTCCCCCTTGTGCTACTGTTAAAGCTGTCTCCAATGTTAATGATTGCATGTGCATTGATTGAAGAATCCACCTCTTTGTCCCTGCATTAGTATCTGGAGAAATAACAGTTGGCGAACTTTCTGCAGCAGCAGAATCGTCATCTAACCAATATGGATATAAAATATTAGCGGTATTTACTAATGCCATATCTAGATCCGTCAAATTATCTCCGTCAATTTCTGACCTATCTAATGCGCCAGTACCTCCCCCTATTAATACTGTTGCTCCATAAGCTTTTGTCATGGCTGTTCCTTTTTAAATATTCTGTCTCGGTTCTATTGGCTTACAAGATAATATATACCAAGATTTTTCCGGAAACCTTTTCATCGGTATCAAAATTATCCCGTCTTCTGTTTTAACTAAAATATGTTTTCTGCAAAAATAAACAATTTGCCCATTTTCATGTCCTGTTGAATTTCCTATTCGAACCCAAGACATTTTCCCGATATTTCGATTGCCTTTAAAATTCTGATACGCGACCTCATTGATAATTACGTTCCTAAGATATACCACAATAAACGCAACAACCAAAAGCTGAAACAATGTGAACAATAGATCAAATTGTAATCCGCCTTCAACTAATTGCTTTATTGAACTGGCTATATCCATGATTATTTAACAATATTGCCATCCCTATCATATACTTTTATAATAGCGGTTGGCGTGTTCTTGCCGTTTCCCAATGACTCAATGCCCAAACTATTACATCCGCCTATAATTACAGGGAAAACAATTGCAATGCAAAAGACTATCAAAAACCATTTTTTAGGGCCCACGATATCTCCTTTTTATTTAAACATAAATTAGATCACTAAAGGCACCGTTCTTATGCCCCATTATATTGTCTTTGGCAAAATCGGCTGGTGTATATTCATTAGACGGATATCCCCCTTGTTCGTCGTGTTCTTTTAACACGCCCATTCTTTGCAAAGCTTCAGCGACTAACTCGCTACAGAAAATGCTTGATAAATCTTCTTCATTATCGCCGAATATGCCATCATAAGCAGATTTCATCAACTCTATCTTGCTTTGTTCATAGTCACGGCCTTTAATTTCTTTTCTTAAACCAATAAGGGCTTGTCTGATTGTAGATGTCATCTCAACATCAAGCAATCGTCTGAAAGCAACACGGCCTGACGGATAATCTCTTATTCTTGCGGATAGAGGCCTTATTGCAACTCCCTGCCTTTGGTTCCTGCTTTCCACGTCTTTGACTTTACTCAATGTCGTGCTTTCCCATAATAGCAACATGTCCCACTCTTCATCCTTTATCACCATACCGACATGACTCCATGGAGATCTGGAAGCAAACTGGATACCCATGCTTATAAGTCCAGTTCCGGAAAACAAAACAATATCACCTGTCCTTAGTTCGTCCCTCATCCAGTCATACTGGACTATTTCTTTATCTTTTTCCACGGACAATCCCTCCTGATAGTGGCTTCAATTCTAATATCATTTCTTTTATCTCGGCCTTTGTTATTCCATTATCTTTTTTATACCAAAAAAAGAATCCAGAAAACGTCGTAATACCAACAAGCATGCAACTTATTAATGCTATAATAAAAGCTTTTTTGTCTCTGGCTTTTTCATCCAATCGTTTTGTTTCTGCAATTATCTCTTTTTTCGCCTTTTCTTCACCAACCGACTCGGCAATAATGATATCTAATTTTGTTTTTATCTCTTGCCCCTGTACTGAAATATCATTTATATGCCCATTTTGCTTCTTGTTATAAGCCTTCATTAATGCCATGTCGTCGTCATGTGGGCATTTATAAGCTTCTAATTTTTCAAATATTTTTTGTATTGTCTCGTGAGTGCTTCTTTCATGTTGTGTTAATCTGATGTCGATTGCAATTGCTTTTTCATCGATTAGTTGCACGGCTTTATAAGTATCTTCAATAAGCCCACGACTCTTTTCTTTTGTCTCTTTTTCTTTATTTTGCCAAAAACGAAGCATTACCATAGTTATACCTTCACTATTGGAGTTCCACCAAATCCAACGCCACGAACCGCACTTTGCTTTCCCGTTGTTCTTAAATCCGCCTCTTCGTCCGCAAGGCTTGACACCGTTGGCGGCGTTTTATTAGCTTCAAATGTTGTTATCGGCACTGTGTGAGTACGGCAATTATGGTGTGCCGGGAAAGTTGGTGCATCAGTCTTTTTAAATACCTTTCCATCAAGGCCAGCACAATAATCAGTAGTCCTCGAATCTAAAATAGCCGACACCTGTACAAATGGAATAAAGTCCGCAATCTCCGGATCTTTATAATACATTTCCCGTCCCCTGTTCTGAGCCGTATTAACGTTGTTCCTGACGATTGTATTAAGCCTGTTTGGGGTTGTCAGATTAGCACTTATAGATCCTTTATCGATATACCTATCAAATAGATTCTCAAGATTCACTGTCGCAGTCTTGGCATCGCCAGTTGCAATAGCATCAAATAATATCATTTTTGATTGATTAAGAATATGAGTTGATTCAATGCCACTAATAGCAAAAGCAGTGTCCTCATAATATGCCATCTCTTTAGTGGTACCGAGTACCAATTCAGTCCTAGATCCATCTTCTTGGACTTTCCGGACAATTCTCTTTGTTCTCATAAATTCCAGGGCCTGTGCCGTTGGCATAGGCATCCACGGGTCAAATTCCGGAGCACTGGCATATTCAATTATATGCGCAAAGGCAACGGCCTTTGGTATTTTCTTTTTCTCCAGTTGCAAAGGGACTTCACCGTTTATTAACACCTGTGATTCTCTGAATTTATTATCAAGGTCAATCTTTACCATCCAATTCCGTAATATATTCTTGAAGTCACCAACATTTCTTAATGTCATTTTATTGATGGCCTTATTATCGTTATTCTTTAATATACTTTCTGATTGTTTTATGATTTGAGAACGCCACTTAAGAACAACATCCAATAAATCTTCTGTCAAATGCTCTTCATACGATTGTGCCTGCTTATCGAGATCAGGGAAATCAACCTTGACTTCGTAGACCGTTGGCTCTCTGGTTAGTTCAAAATCAAGATGCATGGCTTTGGCCTTCTCAATGTCTTTTGCTGTGGCACTCGGCACATTACCAGAGATCTTCCTGCCTTCTCGTTCTCGCCTTTCTTCTTCTTCTTTTTTAAGTGCATCCTGAACCTGTTTATCTGCGAGGGTTTTATCTGCCGCTTCTTTATCCTTTATTTCCTGTGGTTTGTCCGGAATATTTGTATAATCCCTCACCCACTCCTCGTTAGGATTTACAATACCAGCTTTCACAAGTATGTCTATTATTTTAGCCTTTACTTCTACGTTATCCTCGTGGATTGATTCGAATTTAAACTTCGGCTTCAAATCGTTATCAACAATTCCATAATTGAATAATATAAGCTGCTCAATTATCTGATCATCTACAACGGCATTCTCTATATCGTCGCCCATTTCATCAAGTACCAATACAAACAATGCAAATCGTTCTCTTGACAGAGCATAGCTTCCACCTCCAGAACCACCTTGTGCCGCCATATCAGGCATTAATAACGCCCTGGCCATCATTACATCATACTTATCTATTGCCGCAATGTAGCCACCTTCCCCTTTGCGCTTTGCTTCTAATAATTCAAGCGTCACTCCCTCTGGCACCCTGAATCCTGCTTTAGACTGATAATTTTTTAGCAAATTATCGATAACATTCATAAGGTTCTTGTCTTTGGCATGTTTGTCCTCATATTTAGCCGCAAGGGTTGGCATCCCAAAGCGTTCTAAATATATATTCATAAACTTGAGAACAAAGTTTTTTGACCACCATGGCTTATATGCTTCTCTGAGATCAGACTGGCCGTATGGATTCCCAAATTCTTTATTTGCAGAATATAATATAAATTTATGTAAAGGATATGGGTTCGCATGTGTGCCTAAATCGCCATCAATATCTTGATTTACATTATCCCGGATTATTCCGGTTACGTTTCTGAATTTATCTATTTGGAATCTATAATCGAACGGTTCTTTAGTTTTGATATTACGCAAACCAATCTTGCCGGTCCACCTACCAGTAGCTATAATCTCGAATATCTTTTCACTCAGAGAATAACCGTAGTCACGAGCCGTCATGATATCCGCCAGCTTGACCTTGAAAGTTTCCTTAATATTAAGAAGATTGTAATCTACAAATTCAGCCATTTCAACGCTGAGTGCATTGTCTGGATCGCCTGCCTTAATCTCATAATCGGTGCTAAGACGTGCTTTAATCTTGGTTTGTTGTATAGATTTGATTTGTGAGTCTTTGCGCATTTCCGAATACGTGTGAAGGCCTTTTTTCTGGACTAAATCATCTGGGTTGTATTCGTCAAATCCCCAAGCCCTAAATATACGGCTTGATGCGGTGACAATCTCTTTTGTTATGTGCCTTGTGGAAGTCTCTTGGTCTTTGGGTACGGTGTTCTCTGGAATGTGTGAGTATTCACTATATGGATCTATTATATACAACGCTTCACCCTCAATTTGTTATAAACTGAATATGTCACTGTTATCTTCTTCTGGTGTAAACTCCCTGCCATTACTTTCTATGTCATAGTCCTTACTATCAAGGATTATATAATTACCAAGTAACATCTGTGCTACCTTTGCATATACTGCTGAATGGAAATAATGATCAGGCTTAGATCCCTCAGACCAATCAAACCTTACCCTGCCATGGTTACCCCTTACCATTAAGCGCTTTGGGGCTTGCATATGAGCATAAAACTCACCTTTTTCAATATCGTGTGCTTCTTGTGGCAGAAAAACCTTGCTGCTTTTGTAGTCCTCCACCATTTCATCAATCACCCATGTTCTATGAGCCCTGACCTGTTTTAATTCTTTATCTTCTTTGTATATTTCTTTTGGCTGTTCTTCTGTACTATAATAACAACCCCATATCACAAAGTCACTTTTTTCACACAATTTACTTGATAGTTTTGTCTCAGGCATCATATCAACAATGCCTTGCCTCACCCTGTAAGCCTCAATCAAATGGTTTATTTCCGCAAAGCTCCGGTCATCAGCCACAAGTAATTTGTTTATATATACTAATTCGCGTTTTTCCTCTCTTAATCTCCATATAGTCACGTGAAAATACTTGCCAACGTCAATTCCCATAACACAGCAGTCGTTATAATCGGTGTGTGTACTTGTTAAAGTATAACTTTGTTTGCAATTGTCAAGTATTTTCTTTGAAATGCTTGCGCCTTCTGGCGAGTAAGTAAGGCCTAAATCATTGTTAAGAAAGTGCTGTTTTTCAAGTTCGCTCTTTTTTGATTTGATATATTTATCATACAGAATTGCTGGAGTTTTCTTGGGATGGCATAGCGCCGGTATCATGTATCCGGAAATGTCGCTTTCCTCCCTGGCGACATATTCTCCCATGGCGAACCGGTTCATTACCTTTCTACAATCGGCTTTTATACAATGCAACTGTATGTCCTCGCTGATAGGCACCCACTCATCACTAACATATTCATCTTTTCTCAGGACATTACCAAAGAAGTCCAATATCTGTTGATGACCGCAATGTGGGCACTTAAGAAACCAATGCTTCTGGTCTGACAGGCTGAATTTTGCGTCTATGCCCTCATTCTCAAGAGTCGGGGTGCTGATATCTATTTTTATTGCATGGTTACTATGGTCAAGCGTGTTGTCGGCCAGTGACAAATATTCTTGGTCACAATAATCTAATTCGTCTATGATTCGGATATCTGCAGGATGAGAAATCATCTCAGTCCTGGAATTTGAACCTACAAAGATTAGATTTGTGCCTTTCTTAAGAGTCTTCAACATCAAATTCCCTTCGTCAGACTTTCTCTTGAATGCTTTATAGCACCCGCCATCCAGCAACGGATCAACCCTCGTTTTTACATATGAATCTCTGAGCTTTTGTTTTGGAAGAACTGTAAATGACGTGAGTTTCCGGACAGATGCCTCAAACATATAAACGAAGATCCATTCAGAGGCACCAACTTGCCGAGGCTTCTTTACAACTATTTCTTGGCTATCGTCCTTATATAAATCTATAAGATAACCATGTTTCGTGAATTCGAGGCGATATCCTTTTGACGTGATATGCTTTTCAATTGCAAATTTAAGCCTGGGATGCTGCGTGGCATATATTTCGTTTTGCTTTGCGATCTTCGCAACATCAAACTTCAGGCTTAGACGTGCAATGTTAAATCTGTCTTCTGCTGTTTGCATACATGGGCATTATATCAGTTTCTTGCAATACTTTCTTTGTTTTAATTGTCACCAGTATTTATCGGCATATATTTATCATCATGCAAAAACGCATGGTTGCTTAACAGAAATCTTAATTATAAAAAGATTTGTTCGCATAAGTTGTACGAATATATAGTCTTGCAAAATTAAGAAAAACGTTAAGATTTTCGTTATGTTTTAATCGTTCAGCCAATTAACTAAAAGAGGGTCATAGGAGCAAACAATACCGTTTGCCTTTTGTGACCCTTTTTTTATTGGAGGAGGATTTAATATGAAGGAACCAAGCAGATTTTTTAATTTTCAGATGCCTTACAAAAGGTATGCAGAGCTGGAAGCAATAAGCAAGCAACACAATTGTTCAATAGCTGAGATTGTGCGTCAAGCTATAACCTTGTTTTTTGATAAGCTCAATAATTCCAAGGGGAGTACCACAAAATAGTACTTTGTTCTATTTTTTTAACTTACTAATTTTGGATAATTCTGCTTTTGCGCTATCAAGGCTCGATTGACAACTCCTTACTTTATGAGTTGCCATAGCTAACAGGTAAGTCCTGGCCTCATCCCATGTATTATGATATATATGCCAATTAGTACGTTTTTCATGCCTACGTCCACCTACCCATACACTACTACCTGTTTCTCTCTCAATCTCTACTTTTTCTATTTTTGTTTGCCACCCACCAGTCATGTATTTAATCATTATTTTCCTTTCCAAAAAAATAGAACAAACTCATTCATCCGACTGGTAATTGCTCGTCCAATTTTTTAATCTCTTTGTTTTCCATAATCTCTTCCCGGCAAAATTGCTAATATTCTATTATTACATTCCTGACAACACACAAAAACATTAAGCCGGTTACCATTACGGCCATGGATGCAAAAAAAATACCATATAACAACACTTTCCGCTTATTCATACCACTTCCTTCCTCTCAAAGGTTAAATAAAACTAAACACTTTATTATCACGACCACATACGCTGCACATGATTACATCTGATTTGGTTTTCTGCATACCTCTTAATGGAGACATCGAGGCTGGCGTATTTCTATACCTCAACTCCCCAGAATCTTCCAAATGATCTGGCTCGCTGTTCTCAATGCCACAATATTGACAAGTATAAGCAATAGATGGTGGCACCTTTTGGCATTCAACTTCTTTCATTCTTCACTTCCTTAAATAAAACTTCGCCTGTTTTATAGTCTTGATGGACAATACTATCAATTAACCTGGAATTACTTTTAACAAAAGCAAGCCTTTCTCCTAATTCTTTTTCAGTCATTCTCCGCTCCCATTATTCCCAGCCTTCGCAATACTCCGCGTCTTCTGGACCTCAATCAATAAAGCCTCAACCTCTGCAATCTGGCCTTCATCCATGCCGTACAACCTGGCATCCTCAATATCCGCCATCAAATCTATTTCCATCTTTGTCTTGCCCTCTACCTTTAAGCTGTCCTGTATTTTAGTCTCAAGTATATGTTTAGTCACCTCTAGCTCACCAAGCTTCGTCTTGCGCAAGAATATGGCCATTGCTGGGGCTTTTGATGCCATTGCCGGGGTGATAACATGAACCAATGCCTTTGTAATGATATACCACTTGTTTAAGGTCTTGGAAAATTCTGGTTTAAAACCATCGTCTTTATGGTCAGACCATTTGTAAACTGAAGATAAATCAAGGTCAAGGAAAAGACATATCTGCTCTAATATCCCGTATTTAAAGTAGTTATCAAATGCCGTCTTTACATCATCGCTATAAAGTCCGTTTACCATTTCATCGAACTTGGACTGTAGCTCTGGTGTATATTTTGATGGTCTCCCTACTTCTCGCTTATTGTCTATTTCCATGTGTTGTTACACTAAATTTCATCAATCGAGACATACATCTACAATTAACATGTCTAGTTGGATCCATTGTGGTATGTTGCTTTTTGCATCGTATACAAGTGTAGTATTTTAATGGTATAGCGAAAAGCTTCTCGCTCACAGGTTGACGCTCGATAACTACACAACCGAACACACAACAGAATGCATTCCAAAACATTCTACTCTTTATTTTTTCCATGTTTTGCGTTTAATAAGGTGGTATAGTGGAAAATTTTCCATGTATCCAATTTGTTAAATATTTTTTACTAGTTCTTTAAAATCTCTACCATCTCTTCTTCGGTAGGCTTACGGCTTTCTTCACAATCAGAGCATTCCATTCTCGTATATTCACGAGGCACGGTTATACTTTTCTTAAAATTGTGATCGCTGCCATTTAAACAGTCTGCCTTAAATGGTTCGTAATAATATATAATACTGGTATTAAACGTAAAATATTTATCACAATTTGAGCATTGCATTTCATGCAGCTTGCCCTCTTCATAACCGAATCCGTCATCATGGCAAATCTCTTGACCTTGATCACAATATGGGCATTCAACATCATCCATAAAATTCCTCCGTAAAAAATTATCTAACAACCAGTAGAGCTGATCGGTGAGTACTCTGGCGGTTTTCCTATCCCTTTAGCCGCCAGCTCACCACGGACAGTTAGATTTTTATTTTAAAATTATACCGCCCACCACGTATTGAGCTTTGCCAATACATAGACCAAAATATTGTATTACTACTCAATGCACCAATTATATCCTCGTTCCCTGACCATCCGCCTGTATTAAGCTGTAGATTCAGAACCTTTTTTCCTGTTAATTTAGAGCTTCCATAATCATGATTCCATGTGTCTAAGACCGTCTTAATAAATTCAATCAATTCATCGCCCTTTGATTCTGTCCACTGGCTCCATGTTTTTATGTATCTCAACCTTGATTCTTCTGGATATTCACTCATGATATTCCTTAAAATAAAAGACCTAACAACCAATGCAGGGTACGGTAGTTGCTCTTGCGGTTTGTATCATTATGCACCGACCCTGATCACGGACTGTTATCTGCTATCGATAACTACTGAGTACCTGTTCCTTATATATTCCGGCCACTTTATATGATGATTTTAACTTCTGAACCAGCTCTGTCTTTGTATGCTTCATCATCTCATTTTGCCACTCTGCACCATATTCCTCGTATTCTGCATTGTCGCATGTCCATTTGTTTTTGTAAAGAGTCTCACCTTTTTTACACCAGAAAGGGGCATCTGTCATTTCTTCCTCGCAGATAACAAACCGCTCCAGCTTACCACCATTGCTCGTGCGATCTGATTCTAATTGATTAGTATAGTTTTAGACCAACTGGTGGAAGCTGATCTATGACAGTTATAAAGCCCTTTGATTCCAAGCCTTTAATTTAAATATTAAGATATTTAAAGGGCATTCAATTCCTTTGATTCGAGGGTGATAAACTTGCTTAACAATCTTCAGAACGTTGTCCACGCCTTCACCACCATCAACGGGAACGGGAACTCTTCCACAGAACGGACAATGTTTTATACCAGTCAAAACCATTATTAACACAATAACAATTATCTTTTTAACCATCGATTAGCCTCCTTACAGCATTCTTCCAAGTAAAATCTTTAACCGAATCCACACATTTTTGGCGCGCATTCCTATAAATATCTTCTGCGTTTTCCAATACATATTTGATCTTTTCAACCAATTGGTCATAATCAGGCACAATCCAATTGCCATGGTTACCATTGAAAAACATTCCGTCATTGGCTAATTCTTGTGTACCTTTGGTAATTAATAATTCTCTTGGATATTCTTTCAGGTATTCACTCTGTCCACTCCAATTCGAGGTTATTGTGGGAAGTCCACATGCAATGGATTCAATTATTGGCAAGCCAAATGCTTCTCCCTTACTCGCATATAACCCGAAATCAAAATTATGATATAATATGTCCATATTTTCTATATTACCCTGGCCATAAGTATGTATAAACTCACAATCACCTCGTGCGTGTTCAAATTCTTCAAACCATATACCATTAAAAGGATTCTCGCATTTCATGTATAACTGAGCCATAACACCGGATTCATTGACCGCCTGTTGAAATGCATGGATTATCATTGTGCTTGATTTGCGATCTTCATATTTCCCACAATGGAAAAACGAAAGATACCCCCGCTGCTTCCATCTGTGGATTACTTCATCAATAGAATGTTTCACGTAGTAATTTTCTGGATCGTAGCCCTCCGGCATAATCATTATTTCATTCCCATCCAAGCCATTATCAATCAATACCTGTTTGCCCCATTGCGACGGTACGAGTATTTTATCCAACGTCTTGTAATAAACTATATCCTTTGCATGTATCTTGTTCGTCTCAAAAATTGCAAAACCGCACCTGGGCTTCCCGCAAAACCTTATCATTGATTCTGCATGATGAATCATTATTGCCGGATCTTTGCCTGTAAGGTACTCCCTATTCCGGAGCGACCTTTCAAGCCACTCAAGCCAAGGACTATCAATTATCTGGTGCGCTATTGGCTGAACTGGCACAAAGGCAATGTTTTTTCCAGCGAGGCACAATGCCTTCATCACACCTCTTGCATGCGTCCCAAAGCCAGTATGATTAGAATTTGCATAAATCACAAAATCAAGTTTCATATTTTTCTCCTAATTCAAATATCATATCTGTTGTTAATGATAGTTACGGCTCAAATAGACATCGCGTTTTTAATACTATTAATTTCTCAAATTTCGTGTTTGTTGTTAAATCCATCTATCGCTCAGATCAGATACCCGTTTTTAATCATCTCAATAACTCAAAAATCTACGCTGTTTTTAATAACCTCTTTAATTCAAAAAACACATCGGTTTTTAATACAATTATTCCTCAAAAAGTACATCAGTTTTTAATACTACCCTTGTCTCAAATCCCTATTTTGTTTTTAATGTTAAATCTTTCTCAAATGTCTCCTTCGTTTTTAAAAGACATGATATCTCAAATGAAATTCTTGTTTTCAATGCATCCTTTTTCTCAAATACTCCCCCTGTTATTAATCTCCAATGCGTCTCAAACAATTACAGTGTTTTTAATTTCCTTATCTTCTCGAAATCAACCATGGTTTTTAATTGCATCCTTTGCTCAAATCTTGCTCTCGTTATTAACCCTCTAAGTATCTCACACTATATCATTGTTTTTAAAATCTGTATTAACTCACACTATAATTCTGTTTTTAACTTCCATCTTAACTAAGCTTTTTTCTTTTTCAGATTTTCCTTTGCTGCAGCTTCTTCAGCAATTAATACCTTCTTGAGATCTTGCCAGGAAACAAAGCCCGTGTGTCCAAGTTTTTCAATTACATAAGGTGGCCGCACCGGAAGACCTTCGAGCGTTCGCCACGCCTCGTAAAAGTGGAAGAGAAACACTTTCGCCGCTTTGCGCTTTGCCATTGCAAAGATATGCCCGGAAGAAACACCTTCTTCCTTTATGATTATCGGGTACTTTTTACCTTCATCCAATTGCTCTTGTACTTTTTCATCTGATGACAATACATCAACACCCTTGAAAACATCATTAAGCTTATCTCTGTAAACAATCCCATATCCATTATCTTGCAACTTACTAATCCTGTTCTTAAAGGCCTGAGCCTTACTAACACCATACACAAACGCCCTTGGGTACCCTCCTGCTTTGTTTTTATTTTCAAGCTTTTCCCGGTGAGCAAGGTAGATGTCCCTGTAAAACGGATTAGTTTTCTTCATAATCTGTTCACCTACCTTCCACAACACCGTCTTAAGTCGTGTATTAAATAAATAGTGATAGCCTCTTTTTCTCCGTGGCGCCTTGCCTTCTACCGTTTCGGCTTTTGTAATCTCTCCCCCACAATATTCACCGTCTTCGGATTTAAACACCCGGCAAGTCATCTGCCTTGTAGAGGCCATCACCATTTTATGTCCGTGCTCACACTCTGCCAGGACGTGTGATGCTATCATTCCAGAATAAGCACAAAGCCTGCTGTATAATTCAAACTTACTGATATCGCCTATTTCTGCAATTAAAGAACCGGCCAGCAACTCACCAACCCCTTTTATATGGACAAAAAACTCATCCCATAGGTTTGTGTCCTTTACCGCATCCCGTATTAAAGCCATTGATTCCTTCTCTCTTTCAACGATGTCGGTATACAGAGTATTAATACTTGGCTTTACAACCAGTCCATCCCGGTTCTTCTGTTCAATCCAATTACTCAGCCCTATTCTATGTTTTTGCAGACTATATGCATATTTTACAATAAACTTTATTTCATCAATCTCTTCTTTTTTCAATTTCCCATTCCTCCACCCAATAACCCTATAAATATAAAACCCAAACATATCGCTTGTTTTTAAAGTATCTTAATCTCAAAAAGTTTCAATGTTATTAATTCGTACTTTGATTCAAATTTTGCTCTCGTTATTAAAGGCCTTATTAACTCAAATTTTCACCAATGTTTTTAAAGCATATCCTGATTCAAATTTTGCCATCGTTATTAAATAGCTTTTCATCTCAAATCTATATACTTACATACTTAAACAACAATCCAAGCACTATGCCAATGAATGTTGCAACTGCTACTATGACTATCAATGGCACATAACCTCTTGATTCCTCCGATTTTATTTACTTCTGTAAATACTTAACCATTTTTATCTATTTCTATCTCTACCCATTTGCCACCATGGTACTCTGCGCCCCTGTTTCTTGGTGGACGAGATTCCCCTTGTAATA